ATTGGATTGCGTGTTGAGGTTGCAGGGCAGGGAGTCAAACGACCGCGGCGGCCTGCTCCGCCGGGGCCTGGACCGCCGACGTGGACCGAGTCCGGGATGCCCAGCAGGGGCGCGATGCCGGTTCCGGTTTTGGCCTTGGCCAGGATGGAATCCCACGCCGCCTCGGCGGCCTCCTCGAGTTCGTCGATATCGAACCAGAATTTAAGCTCGCCGGACGATCCCAGCCGGTAACGCAACCGCGCCAGCACGATCACCGGCGCCTCGTTCGCGAACACCGGCAGGCACAACGAGAACACCGTGGGCACCGGCATCTGACGCGCGGTCGCCGTCTGCTCGTTCGCGAACGACACCGACACCGTGCCGTCCTGCAGCCGCTGCACCTTCGAGAACTTAACCACACCCTCGACGGACCACTCGTTGATGATCCCCAACAGAGTCGCGCCCGCCGGCTCGCGGATGTCTCGCAGGTTGTTCTCGATGAACTGCGCGAACTCCCACTGGGAAAGCGGTTTTTTGTTGGCCGCACGCCAGGTTTCGAGCCTGGGGCTGAACCTCGGCGCGTACACCGCGACATGTCGGTTGAACGACGGAATCGGCGAGGCGTCCGCCGCCTTGCGGTGGTAGTCCAGCACGGCGACCAGCGCACGCCTGGCGCCCGTGCCGCTGAATATGACCGTGGCCCCGTTCCCGGCGGCGTCTTTCCAATCGGAGACGTACCGCGAGAACGATTCGAGCCCGTGGAATCGCACCACCTCGGCGACTTTGTTGGGCTTCGCGTCCGCCCACGGCAGCGCCTCGAGCTTGAAATCCCGAGGAACTACCACGATCGGTTTGCCCTCGTAACATCCACCCGCCGGCGTGATCGGGTCGACCATGCGGGCGGCGTGCTCGAGGAGCGTTTTGACGTTGTCCACCTGTTCGGGTGGCGTTGTGTAGGTTTCGGCCATTGGATTGCGTGTTGAGGTTGCAGGGCAGGGAGTCAAACGACCGCGGCGGCCTGCTCCGCCGGGGCCTGGACCGCCTCGGGAGTGAATGGGAGAGTGCGCTGGTCCGGGTGGTCGACGGACAGCTGGCCCTTGTCATTCGCGAACCAAAACGAGGCCTCGGTCTGCACCTCGGGCGCCTTCGCTGTCACGTCGTCGGTCACGTCGTCGGTCACGTACACCGCGCTCCCGCCCCGCGGCGCCGGCTTCACCACCAGCTTGATGGTCACCGAACCGGTTTTGCCGGTCTGCGCCACGCCGGCTATCACGCGGGCCATCTCCTGCCCGCACCTGTCGCTGAGACCTCCGGCCCGATGACGACCCAGGAAGTCGACGAACTGTTGTCTGGTCATGTTCCCCTCTTCGTCCGGCCGAGGTGGTCCCGTCGTTGGGCCCGTTGCCCCGGCTGGAAATCTGATTTCTGCCCGTCGCGGAAGAACCCGCTGCGCTCCATCTCGCGGAGCCGGGCCGCCATCTCGCCCGCCCACCCTCGCCGCATGGATTGCGGCAATTCGCCGGCGTCTGTGTCCCGTTCGCGTCTCATGGGATCAGGGAGTGAGGGGCCCCGGTCAGGAACCCGAACCCATGTCGCCGGCGCGCAGACGATCACGCCGGCCGCTATCCACCAACCCGGGGCCCCTCAAAGTGCCTCCCACCGGCAGCCACCTCGCTAGGGAGTGCCGGCGGCGGTTCTCGCGCGATCCGATGAGCAGGGATCGAATCATACCGCCGGCACGCAGGAGGTATCCAACGGCGACGACCTGAGCACAGAGGACGACGGCCCAAAACACGGTTTCGGAAATCACGGTGCCACCTCCAGGAACTCGAGCTCGCTGTCGCAATAGGTGGTTACATCGACTCCGTACTCTGCCTGCTGTCGGACCATGATTTCCTGCTGCTTTTGGAAATTCGACCGGGCGTCGGACTCCGTCGCACCGAACGCACACGACGAAAGAGTCTGAGAAATCCCGGGACCCACCAGTTTGCGGCCGGTCACCATCCAGACGCGGGTTCCAGCCCCATCGATCCGGACACTCACGCCGCCTCCCTTTGCTCCAGGAATTCGATGACCGCCTCGGGGACCAGGTCCGCCTCCCGTCGCCCGCGTCGCGACGTGAATTCAATGACGCGAGCCTTGAGCGACTGATCACAGCGGGCCCGCAAGACGGCTTCGGATTTCGGAGCCGGGACCGGCTGAGGCTTCCGCCTTTCGGCGCTTCCGTGCTTCATGGTGCTCCTTTGGTAGCACAATCGAGCCCGCACCACGCAACCGAAATCGTTATTGATTTTGTAGCACGCGCGAGCACATGGTGGCGCATGACTGCGGACAGGATCAGGAAAACCGGCGTCATCCGGGCTCGCTGCGATCAGGCTCTCAAGGACCGAGTGATCGCGCTCGCCGCCAGGGCTGGGCTCGAGGAGGCCGACATCATCCGACTCGCGGTGACCGACTACCTCGCCCGCCACGATTCCACCAGCACCACAACGGTACTCACCGTCAGTTCCCAAGCCGCCGCACCTCTTCCGCCGACCGCATCCATTCCGATGAGTCCGGCGACAGCGGCAAAAATTCGAGCCGCTCGCGCGCGGCGATCACGCACCTGATCCGAAGCGCAACGAGTTCGTAGGGCCAGCGTTCCTGTGTCCCGTCGGACCGGACGGGAGTTTCTCCGCCGGCCCGTGCTTCAATTCCGACAAGCCAAGTTTCCGCCACTACGTCCACAAATGGACGGGCGGCCAAGAGTATACCAGCAGCTACCATTGAATCCCCAACCCCAAACCCCATGAAAAAGACCACCAATCTGACCACTGCCGAATCCTGTCTCGCCTACCTCCGAAGCCTCGGAACCCAGGAAGTCGAACTCCCATGCTCCGGCGAGCTCACCAGCGCCGCCGCCGACGCGGTATCGATGCTCGCCGACCAGCACGCTTCCGCATGGGCTCGAGAGCGCAATCAATGGACGTGGAGAGCGGACCACCTAGTCGCGATATTCCAACAAGACGAGTTCGATAGGTTTGTCAGCGGCATCGCCGCAACACTCCACGTAGCACGCTCCGAAGCAGACGCGCAGTGGGCGGGCTATTCTCGCCAACTCAGCGACGCCGAGCGCGCCGAAATTGAGGCCGGAGGATTCGAGCGCGGACGGGAAATCGGAACCGAAATCGCCAAGCTCCAATGAATTGCCCCCACTTCCACAATCCCATTCCCCCAACCCCCATTCCCATGAAATTCCACATCTCCAACCTAGGAAAATTCGGAACGAACGTCCCGCGTGACCTCGACGGCTACGCGCACACCACCATCCAAGGCTGGCTGCGCGCTCGGATGGACTGGGGCTCGGGCTCCACCCGGTCCGACCGACTGGAGATCGCGCGAGATCGCGCCCAAAGGACCAGAGAGGCAGTGAAATCTGCAGAGGGCGACCTGAACGAATGGAGAATCCAGCAGTGAACTGCCCGCACTGTCACCAGCCCATTGCCGATGCGGAGGTGCGCCGCGAGGCGGCGCGCCTCGCCGGCTCCGCAGGAACGGGACGGGCCAAGGCGAGGTCATCCGCCACCGCCCGCGCCGCCGCAGCGAAACGCTGGGCAAACTACCGACGAAAACACGGAATCCCCAACCCCCCGAATCCATGATCTTCAAACGCCACCGCGACGGGAAACAGTCGGAGCACTGGTACTGCAAGGTGGAGTTCCGCGGGAAGCAAATCCTCCGGAACACCCGATGCACCGCGAAGCCTGACGCCGATCGGTTCGAGCGGCTGCTGCGCAAGGCCCTCGCCGGGACTAATGAGCAGGCCCTCGCCGCCATCACCACCACCTCGAGCGTCACCACGGCACCAACCCTCGGGAAAATCGTCGAGGCCTTCCGCGCGGCCCCCGGCGACTGGACTCCCCACACTCGGCGCGGTTACGTCGGCAGCCTTCGCGTGCTGGTCGAGACCGCCCTGGGAGACACCCCGGCGTGGGATTCCAGGCCAGCCACGGTTCTCACCGCGGACCTTGTGTACAAGTTCCGGCAGGCCGTCCACCGAGCCAACGCGGAAGCCGACGACGCGCGCAAGCAACAGGCCGGTAGGTCGGGAAACACCGTGTTGCGCTCGGCTCGCGCGCTGTTCGCTCCTCAACTCCTCGAGCATTACAAGGTCGAGGGCGGCATGACCGTCCCGGACGTCTCGGGCTTTCGCGAGGCCCCTGGGTTCCGCCACGTCACGAAAGAGGAGTACGACCGCCCCAGCGACGCGCTGATCGCGCGGACGCTGCAGGCCCTCGAGGAGTCGCGGGAGACGCACCGCGACCGCTTCCTGGCGGTCTGGCTGGCCCTCGGGTTCGGACTCCGGAAGTCGGAGGCCTCGGCGGTGCGCGCCGGGTGGTTCGTTCGGATCGGCGGGCGGATGCACCTCGAGCTTCGCGCCGTGGTCCAGCCCGGCACTCCGGGGAAGGAGTCGACCGTGACGAAGAACGGCACCGCCTGCCCGCGCATCCCGGTCGCGAACGGCGCCTGGGACAAGCTGGCCCCGTACCTCAAGGGCATGAAGGACGACGCCCACCTCCTCGCCCCGGACGCCACCGACACCTACCGCGGCGACGACTTGTTCGACGAGATTGCCGCCTGGATGCGCGAGCTTGGGTGGCAAACGCAAAAAGCGTTTCACGAGTGGCGCGCACTCGCCGGGTGCGAGGTGGCCATGCGGGATGGACTGCTGGTCGCGCGCGACTGGCTTCGCCACTCCTCGGTGACCACGACGGAGCGCAACTACGGGCGGTATATCCGCACCCAGGTGACGGACGCGCCCCTGGTTCGGGATACGGTTTGGGATACCAAATTGACCACGGACGAAAGCCTGCCAAAGCCGGTTTCCGATGTTGCCTTTGGTGCTGCCTCCACGGTAGAACGCCCTCCGCAAGTCATTGCGTTCCCGGGCACTGCAACGGCAACCGCCTCGGAATCAGCGACTGGGCGGCCGTAGCTCAATTGGCTAGAGCATCTGACTTCGGAGCACCAGACCACGCCGCAGGCCTCCCTGCGGCGCAACTGTTTACACCACCAGACTCCCAACGGATACGGCCCAGGATACACTCACCGCCTCGGGCGCCTCATGCCCATCTGCGCCCGCGCCTGCCGCGTCGCCGCCGCACTCGCCTGCTGCACCAACTGCTGCGCCCGGTCGTCGGGCAGCCGGCGCAACAACTCCACCCGAGCCGCGAGGAACGGCCGCAGGATTTGCCCGCGAACCCGCGTGAGCTCATACGCCTCATCGTCCGTCAGCCCCTCGCTGTCCAGCTTGCTGATCCACGCCCGTTTCTCCGCCATCACCGTCCACAACGGGTCGGGGCTCGACTTGCTCGCGAACCTCGCCATGGGACTGATCGACACGGGCTCACCCAGGACATTCAGCACCGGCCGGCTCGCCCGCCGCGCGAACGGCACCGCCGCCGCCAGGGCCCCCTGCACCGTGCTCGTGTCGGTGATCGTAGGGTCCATCAGTCGGTCCAACTGCTCGAACGCCCCCGGGATCACGAACCCGCTCGCCGCCCGCACGGCCGCCGCCGTCGCCTTGTCGCCCGCCCGCCGGGGCGAGGTGTCGGTGGTCAGACTCTGCATGAGGTCGGACACCCCCCGCAGGAAACTCCGCTGGACCACCACCCGCGGGAGGCTCGTGGCGGCAATCGCGATCCGATCCAGCGTCCCCACCTGGTCGAGTTTCTTGTACCTGAGAGCGTCGACGTAGGCCCCGGCGACCGCCAATGCGAGTCCCACGGGGGTTTCAGCATAGGAAAAAAACCGGTCCCCCACCTGGATGCTCCACGGAATCCACCCCTGTTGGCGCAATTGCGTCCGCCGGTTCGGGTGCGAGGGCCCCGGCCCGTGCAGTCGGAACGGGCGGTCCGGGTCGTCGTCGTCCGCCCCCAGGGCCGCCAGTGCCACGATGGCGAAGAGCCCCGTGGCTGCCTTCGCGTACTGGTCGAAGAGGTCGCCCTTCCCACCCTCCGTCGTCAGGTCCAGGTCGCGCCCATGCAGTTGAGCGCCCCAAATCTGGCTGGCCAAGGCCCGGCCGGCGCCGATCGGAGGCACGTAGTTAAGCCCCTCGTTCGTCACGTTCGCCACCACCCGAACGAACGGCACGACCAGGCGCAACGCCGGCGCCTCCCGCAGGATCGCCCCGAGGCCCCGAGCCACCACCCCCAGTAGCCCGTAAGGTTCGCCATTGAAGATGACGTCGAGCGCGTGGTCGCGGGCGTTCTGCGCCACGTCGGCCGGCAGGCTGGCGTCGAGGAGTTCGCGCACCCGGCGCCGGGCCCGCTCCCCTGTCAGCCCCTCGGAACTGGCCCTCGCTCGGGCCGCCGCCTGGGCCCCCTCGGTGCGCCCCAGGATTTCCGCCACGCGCGCCTCGAGCTCGGGCCCACGTCGGCCCTCCCGCTTCGCCACCGCCCGCGCCAGCACGCCCCGGCGGGCATCCTCGGCCGCCTTGTAGAAGAGCATATCGCTCGCCGCAAGGGCGCGCGCCACGTACTTCCACTTCCCTAGGGCCCGCTGCCACAGGGCGTCGCCAGTGAGCCGCTCGAGCGGCGCCGAGGCCTCGAGCTTGAGACTGCGCACGTAGGGCGTCTTCCCCGTCTTGAGTACCGCCAAGGCTTCGTCGGCCCCAGCCTTGAACCCGTCGGCCAACGACTCCAACACCTGCACCACGTCCGCCGGCCGCCGCGCCATGGCGAAGGCAGTGTGCATCCCCACCTGAGCAAGGTTGCTGATGCCATTCACCAGGTGCGTGAAGGGGCGGCTGAGGGTGTTCGCGTACCACATGGCCATGGCGAGGTCCGCCACGCTCATTCCCTTCTGGTTGGCGATGTAGTCGAGGAGGTCCATGGCGGCCTCGTCCCGCTGGAACCCCTCGGGAATCCGCCGGAGCGCATTGGCCCGGGCCGTGATGTCCCTTGCCACGGCTTCCGAGTAGGCGGGCAACCCCAGGTCCTCGGCGATCGAGCTCCACGCCTTCTCCTCGGTCAGTAGCCCGAGGTCCGCCAGGTCGAGCAGCTTGTCGACCGACACCCGGCCCCGCTGCCCCGCCGGCAACGCCTCGCGCACCCGGCCCAGCATCGACCGACGACGGGCCCGCAGAAGTTCCCGCATCCGCTCCTGCAGTTGTCCAGCCAACCGCCGCGCCGCCGCCTCCGGGATCCTCGCTCCCTGGACAAAGGCCCGCGCCAGGTCCTCGACCGTTCGGCTGCGCGCCTCGAGGTGTTGCTTCAGAATCGCCCCGATGTTCGTGCGTGCCACGCGCAACTGCCCGCGGATGGCGGCGTCGAGCTCCGAGTCGGGAATCATCGACTGGTCCGCGATCCCGCTGCGCACTGCCCGCGCCAGCCTGGACTCGCTCTCGCGCACCGTGCGGATGCGGGAATCGAGCCGCTCGCGCTCCCGGAAAATCATCGACCGCCAGGTGTCGTCGAGCTTGCGCGCCAACGCCACCGCCTCCTCCCCCTCGAGGCCCGTCTGAGACACGATGCGCTGCACCAATGTCTGGCCGTCGCCAGCGGCCCGGTAGTGCCCGGCCACCATGTCCTGCAGGGACAACCCCGCCGCGTCCATCTCCTCCCGCACCACCGCCGAAAGCAATTGCTCGTTGTAGAGCGCCGCCGGCTGCCCCGCCAACTCCTCCACCCGCGGGTCGTTGGGGTGGGCTTCCCGCAGGGCCCGCACCGTGGCCGACCACACTTCGCGCGATTTCTCTGGATTGTTGAGCAGGGTGACCAGGCGTTGAATGGCAGTCGGCCCCTCGGCCGCCGCCCCGCCGGGCGCCGCCGGCATGACCGCCCGCACCTGGGACCGCAGCACGTTGGCCACCTCGCGCGTGAACTCGGCCAGGATCACCCGTCCCCCGCCCGTGCCAGGCTTGGCCGTGATCCGACTCACTGCCGAGCTCACGTAGCGGGCCCACAAGGATTGCGACGGACTGGCCGGCGGCGACGCCCGGCGGAACGACTGGCGCACCAGCTGCGCCACCGACCCGCGCACCTCGGGGCTGTTGGCCATCTCGCCCGCCACCACCACCCGCACCGCAGCCTGGACGTCGGGCGACGCCTTGACCGATTCGTCGACCGCCGCCCGGGTGTTTCGCTGGCTGACCGGGTCGGCCGCCAACTGGCCCGCCGCCGCCTTGTCGATGCCTGCCGCCTCGCGCTCGGCCTCCTGGAGCACCGGCGCCACCCGCCGGCGCGCACCCTCCTGCACGCGGTCGATCGCCCGGCGGTAAACGCCGAGCATTCCGCGGGGGGTGAGGGCACTGAAGGCGGCGAACGATTGGATGAACTGGCCGGCGTCGGTCGTGGCCTCGAACACGTCCTGATCCAGGAAGCGCGCCGCCTTGTCCGCCAGCTTGGCCGCCTCCTCTGGCGTGGCGGCCGCCTCGAGGCTGGCCAGGCGTTTGACGATGACCTGGGCGAGCATACCGCGCACCGCCCCGGGCATCGAGCGTCGATCCCGGAAACGAGCCATCGCCTCGTCGACCCCCACCTCGTCGACGATCTTCCCAGCTATCTCGGCGTCGGGTTTGTTCGCTCGCGGCGAATACTCCAGGTTGCGCAACCGACCCTTGACCTCGCCCGACACGTCGGGCGCCCCCATCACCTGCCCCCCGAACCGGCGAGGCTCGGGGTCGCCAAGGCTTAGGCGGACCCCGGGCTCCGGACTGCCCTCTGCTGCGCCAGGCGGACCGCGACCTTGCGGTTGACTTCGGCTCCTCCCGATTTCGCCCACTCGTCCTGCTCGGTCTGCTGAGACTCCAGACGATCCGCCAACCACGAGCTCATGGAGGCGCTCGGCCGCGCTGGCGTAGTCGGAGGAACTGGATTTCGAGCGGTATCCAAAGGCTTCATAAATCTCCTTTTCCAGATACCACAGGAGGGCCTGCATGTCAGCCGGATTCAGCGACAGCCCCTCGCTTTCAAGCTGGCGCCGCGCCGCCCCCATTCGGTCCCGAATCCATCGCCGGTGGCCGCCGCTCTCGGGAGCCTCCACCAGAGGCTCGTAGAGTTTGCCGAGCCAATTGATCGCCTTGCGAAACTCCTGCCACCGCTCCCCGCCTTTGCGCCTCGACTCCCCCCTTTCAAAGAACGATGCAACCCTGCCCACCGTGCCCTCAATCGCGGCAGCCCTGAAGTGCGACGCAGACACGCCGGCGGCATTCAGTCTCGCCAAGTCCTCTTTCGGGAGAGACGCCAATGCATCGCGCACCCGCTTCTGGCTTCTACGGATTTCCGACTCCAGCCCCCGCCTCACCTGCGTCCCCGTGATCCGCCCCATGGTGCGCATGAACCACCGGTCCATGGTGGTGGTCGAAAAGTCCCCATGAAGGTTGGCGAAGAAACTTCCGAGCTTTGGGCCAAACACCACGGCACGCGGGAGCACCTCGTCCGCCATCTCGTGCGCCGCGATTAAGCCCGACTCCTCCCGGGTGAATCCCAGGTCCCGCATGGCGGACGCGCGGAGGTCGCGCAGCGGTTCCTTTTGACGCAGCCAATCCCGGGCACCGATCGGCCCAAGTTTGTGAATCAACTCCTCCACCAATCCCAGGTTCGCCTTGATGTTGTTGATTTGCTTCCCCCTCGCCAGGTCCGAGTTAATCCGCCCCGTCCGCTTCCATTCACTGAACAAAGCCCAAGCGTCCCCGAACTGCGCCTCCACATCGTTTCCATCCGAAGTGACCACAAGCAGCGCGCGGAACACGAACTCGCGGTCGGGTTGCGCCAACGTCGGATCGATGAGTTGCATGATCCTGGTCATGCGCTCGACGTTGGCCCCGTACCAGCCCGCGGCCTCAGGGTGGAGGGAATAAGCGTAGCGCACATGGTCGACAAGCTCGCTCTCAACCCGGGCATTCTGCTCCGGCGTCGCCGTCCGATAATTCACCACGTCGACGTCCGGCACGTTGCCCTGAAACCACGACGCTATCCCGAACACCGTCGAATCCATACCATTCGGCTTCGGCGTCTTGCCCCGCAGAACGTCGAGGCCCAGCGAGAACCTAGGCATCGACCCAAGTGCCATCCGTGGCACTCCCGCCGCAGGCTTCCTCGCCACTCGGCGCAACGATCGCAGCACCGCCCGCGCGGCCTCATCGTTGCTCAACTGGATTCGCCCACCCGACCTCGAGGCCACCCAGGTCTTCACCCGCTCGACCAGGTCGCGCCACCACGGCAGTTGCTCCCGCGCCGCCTTGGCGATCATCTCGTCGCTCAGGCGCTCGATGTAGGCCTCGGGCGTCTCACCAGGCTGGGGAGTGTAGCCCGCCCGCTGCAGGCCGGCGATGTCCTCGGGCGTCAGCCGCACGCCCGCCCACTGCCGCACAAGGGTCCGACCCTCCGGCGTGCCGAGCAACTGATGCGCCGCCTCCTCGCGCAGCACGGGTAGCCCCGTCGCGTCCGATGCGTGCGCCGGGCTCGCGGCATTCACCACGATGCGCCCCGTCTGCGGGTCAACCCAGCCGTCGACCGTCCGTCCGTCCGGCGTCCGGAGGTCCGGCGCCCACCGGACCTCCACGTCCAGACCCAACGCCTCGCCGCGCGCCTTCACCTTGAGCATCTGACTGCGGCGGCCCACGAACTGATCCATGGTCTCGTCGCCCTGGGGCTCGTTCATGGGAACCACGCCGCGCGTCGGAAGTTCCTCCGTCCAGTCGACCGCACCAGCGGCCGGCTCGGGCTCGCCGTCCGGACTTTCGCCCGGTGCCACAGGCTCCGAACCGGCCGCCACCGGCGGGTCATTCACTTGCGTTTCTTCTTCTTGGGTGCGCAGGCCATTGTCACTCACCTCCCCACGGTTGGGTTCGACGATCAGGTCCTCGTCGCCCGTTGGTTCCACGCGCTGCGTCGTCGCCGCCGGCGGCCCGCTGGATTTCTCCCGTTGGGCAGCCGACTCTTCGCGCAGGTTGGAAGCGATCTCGCCCGGCGCTCCGCCGAGCTCGCCGATTGCCTCGGCAAATACGTCTTTGAAACTCACGGGCTGCTCGGCAACCACCGAACCAAGCGCCTCACCCGTCGCCCCTCCCGCCATCTGCATTGCGGTTTCCTTGGCGAGCGCGCCGAGCACTTTGGCTTTCCCGGTACCCCTCGCCGGAGCGATCCACCGACCCGCCAAGCGCGCCGTCAGCGCGTCGAAAAGCCCGACGGTTGCACCCCTGGCTTGCGCCAACTTGTTCGCCTCGGCGACAACTTCCTTATTGGCGAAGAAACGGGCCACGTCCTCCGGTCGGGACATGTCGTAGCCCTTCTCCTGCGCCATCTTCACCAGGCTTCCGGCGTACTCCGTCGCGAAGCTTGCCGCACCCACGCCAGCCGGGCCCGCCGGCAAACCTACCAGCGACGCCGGCAGGCTCTCGAGCGCGATCGTGCTGACCACCTCGACCGGGTTGGCCGCGAACGCTTTCACCACCGACCACCAGTCGTTGTCGGCCGCCGCGTCCCAGGTCCGCATGGCTTCGCTCCTCGGGCGCGCGTTGAGCTCGGCCGTCTGCGTCGCGATATCGAACTCCGTCGCCGCCCGCTCGGCGGAACCCTCGCGCGTCACCTGCTCGAGTTTCGCCGGATAACCGAACTGCGATACGCCTCCCGTGAAATCCAGCTGCCCCGTGGCGGGGTCGACTCGGCCCCTCATCCACGACGGGTCCGCCGCCTGCATCTCGAGCGCCCGCCGCCGCTCGCTTCCCGTGGGTTCTCCGGTCCCCTGCTGGTTCCGGTTCAGCACATCCACGTCCCGCAACGCCCGCTTGACCCCGGTCACCAGAGCGCCACCAACACCACGCACCTGATCGATGAACGAGTCGTGGACCTCATCGAATGGACGCGACGGGTCGAACGGCGGCGGCTCACCGTCCTGGCCCACCATCTCGAACGGCTTCGATGGATCGAACCCGGACGCATCTCCATCGGCCCCCACCACCTCGAACGGCTTGGAAGGATCGAAGGGCATTTACTTCACGGGCTTCCAGCCTTTGCCGTCGAACTCATAGAGCACGCCATCCTGGCGTGCCCGGTCTCCCGCCTTGAATTGCTTCGCCCCGGCGGCACCCGGCTGCGCGCCGAACCCGGCCGGCATCGCGAACCCCATTTCCTTCAACTTCGCCGCGACCTTGTCGGGAGGGCCGGTGAATGAAACCCTAGGTTGCCCGAACGCATCGGTGCCCACCTCGAGCGACACCTCCTTCTCTTTGTCGACCTTCGCCGGCTGCACCACTTGACCGGAGGTCGGACTCGTGAACACGAACCGCTCGCCGTTGCCTAGGTCTTTGGTCTCTCCCGGCTTCCCGTAGGTATCCCGCCGGCGAGCCGCGGTCTGCGCCTGCCGGTCGAGGTGAGAGGCCACCACGCCCGGGTCGGCGTTCGGGTACTGCTGAAGCACCGCCGCGTCACCCTCGTTGTCCATCGTGCCAGCCAGGGCGCCCATGGTATCGCCGCGCACCTTGTCGCGCGTCGCTTGCTCGCCCTCCTGCAGCTTGACCGTGCGGTCGCGGTAGTCCTTCAAATCCCGATCGCGCTGGCGATTGGCCTGAGCCTCCTGGTCGCGCATCAGCATCCCGAACGACGTCACAAGGGAGCCAAGCTTCGCCTTCTTGGCGGACAGACTCATTCCGGCGAACTTGCCGGCGTCCTGAAATTCCTTGCCCAACTCATCCGGAATGGCGCCCGACTTCACCATCGGTGCAACCGCCTTCATCATCGTCTCGAAGGTGGCCGTCGCGGCGTCGCTCTCCCGCTTGTCGTTGCGGTATTGCTTGATGCCTTCGCCGATGTCTTTGCCCAGTCCGGCGATGGCGCTATAGAGGTACTGGTCACCCCTGTACTGGATTCCCGGATTGTAGGGCATGGGCCTTTATCCTTTCGTATCTTCTCACAAACGCCGGCACATCCTTCGGACGCTCCGGGTGACCCGGAGGCCACTGCATGGTCCACCTCTCCGCCCGAATCTCCTCGAGAATGGCGTGGCATCGGTAGACGCTGGCCAAAGCTTCTCCGATCTGTTCGTTGACGTCCTTCACAACTGGGAAACCGCGACCCACTCCCACAAAACTCGGTTGGTCCGGTCGACCGCCGGCAGCCCACCCGTGAGGTACGCCACCGCCAGGACGACCTGGTTGCCCGCCAGTCGGAGCACGTCGCGCAACCGCGCGTTCGGCTCGCTCAGGCTGGCCTTGTACTGCGCCGCCACCACCGCAACGAGTGGGGCCAACGCGACGGCGTTGCGTTGGTAGAACGACGCACTGAACAACACGCAGGCCTGCGCCGCGATATCCACCACGCCCACCGGTCCCTTCTCCTCGTCGACGTGGTCGTCGATGGCGTGGCACCAGCCATGGAACGCGATCAGCCACTGGTAGGCCCCGTGGTCCCCCGACGCTGCCACCTCGTAAATGGTTTCCGCCGGTGTCATAGCGAAGCCAGTCCCGCCGCCGCCCCCGCACTCGCACCGGCGGCGCCCGAAGCTCCGGCCGCCCCCGCTACTCCGGAGGCGCCAGCCACGCTACCGCCCGATCCGACGAGAGATGACAGCACCGAGCTCTTGATCCCGTCTCGCGCGCCCACCATCTGTCCCTGCACCTTGTTGGCTTTCCCAATCCACGAGTCCTCGAGTCCCATGTCCTTGAGCAGCTTTCGCCGCTGCTCCACCTCGTCCATGGTGGTCGGCTTGCTCTTGGTGCCGTAGGTGAACGGATCGTTCGTCATAGGCTCGACGCCATGCTGCCGGCCGCGGAAATTCCCGCCGCCGTGATGGCCGTGTCGTTATTTGCCTGGGCGATCTTGGCGGCCGCCTTGGCGTTGAAGTTCGTATTATTCAGGTCACTCGCGTACCCGTTGAAGGGGTCGAAGCTTTGACCGTTTCCGCTCAACCCACCCCCCTGACCCACCAGGCTGGAGGCCATGCCCGCCGCGTTCGACGGGCGGCCCAGGATGGCCAGCGACGGGTCGACCGCCGAAGCCCGCCGGGTCGACGCCACGTTCTGCGCGAAGGCTTGGCGCTGGCTGCGCAGGGCGTTTGCCCGCTCACCCAGGAACAACCCCTCGACGTCGACGTCGCTGCCTCCCGTCCCGAACCCGCGGGCCGCTTGCGCGGCGCGAACCCCCTGACTCACCGAGCTCGCCAAAGCCGGGTCAAGGGAAGCGCCGGCCGCCAGCTGTTCACTGGCGGACTTGGCCAGTTGATCCTCGAGCGCCGCCGCCACGGGGTCGGCATTCCGAATGGCCGTGGTTGCACGGGCGCCGAGTTTCTCGACGTCCGCCACGTCCCGAGCGCGCTGCCCACTCTGCGCCGACGCCTGCCAGTCGGTGAGCCTGGGCTCGATCTGCGCGTAGGTGTCGAGGAGTCCGGGTGATTTGCCGTCGCCCAGCAACGCGGTGCGCAGGGTGTCGACCGACAGCTGAGCATATTGAGGGTCGTACTGGGCTCGCGCCTTGTAGATATCGGGCGCCAAATCGATCTGCGCCTGGAGGGAGTCCTTTCCCTCCTGGTACATGTCCCGGGGTGCGGGTGTTCCTACGCTGCTTCCCATGTTTTGCTGAGGGACTCGAAGCGGTCCCAACTGTATTGTTTGAGAACACCCCTCCGATGCCACCCGATGAACGGAAGTTTGAACGGCGCTAGCTCCTGAAATCGGAGCAGCGGACCCGACGCCAAGTGAATGAACCAGGTGTCGATCGGATTGCCAACCGGACGCGCCAGCACGAACGCATCGTCACCCGAGTACACGAAACCTTCCTGAATGTAGAACGCGAGCAGCGTGGCGAAATCCGCTCCGGGATTCTCCTCCAACCAAACATCGCACGCCCGCTTCCACGGCGGGATTCGTGTCGAGGCTTGTGGCGCCAACTGCATCTTGCGTCTTCACTTTGGCCCCTCGGCTCACCATCAGTCCCGCGAAGAAACCGCGGGCGCTGCTTTGCCTCCCGACTCAGGCCTTTATCGGCCATCCCCGGTCACAGGATAGCAAAGCCACGAAGCTTCCATTTCGTCTTCGTGGGCGCCGTAAGAACTCCCGTGGTCTTGTGCGGAATCCGCACACCGACGTTGTCGGGCTCCATCACCGTGATGTTGTTGGCATCCCAACCGACCACGTACTGATCCATGTAATCGGGACCGGTGTCGTCGAACACGAACAGACGGATATCGCGCTCGTCGTTGAGCGCATAACCAGCGTCGCCGCCGGCGTCGGTGCAAACAACCGACACGGTCGCCCATCGCGGCTTCGAGCCGAGAGCGTGGGGGATGCTGACCGCACCCGCCGCACCGACGGACGCCGGCAGTGCGACCAGGTGGGCGTCCGCGGTGGAGTAGGTCTTCCCCGCCCCTGACGTGACGATTGAACTGACTCGCCCCTTGGCATCCACCGTGATGCTGGTGGGATTGCTGTAGGTTCCGGAGGTACCCACGTCCGGCATCAGATTAATGACGTTCTCGAGGGCCACCAAGCGCGCCTTGCTTCCGGCCGCGGCGCTGGCGTCCACCACCACGATGCCGTCGGCACCCGCCGGCTCGGTGAGCTCGGTGAGTTGCAGCAACAACTGCTCGACGAACCGGGACATGACCATGGTCACGGCGTCGGTTCCGTTGTGGAACGTGATCAGGTCCGATCCGATATTCGTGAACGCCGTCACCCTAGAACCGAAGGAGAACACACCGCGCGCCAAGGTCGATCCCTTGACCCTACCGTTCACCGTACCACTCAGGTCGTACACCGGAACACTGTCGGCAGAATCGAACACCGACACCTCGGTCAATCCACTGAACACGTCGTCGGCCAGCTGCTCAGGCCCGACGGACTTGTCGGCCATGTCGTCCCGAGTGATCCCTTCGTCCAATTCCACCGACGGCGTCGCCGCGGCGTTGTAGTCGTCGACGTCGGGGATCACCCCGGGCTGAAACGTGTACCCCCTGGTGACTCTTAAGGTTGCCATGGCTCAAGTCTTCCTTCCGTCCGATGTGTCGCCCCTCTCCGAATCCACGCTGATTCCCGTGATCTTGATCCGCCCCCGGGTGTTCACCACCTCGACCTGCAGCGACCGGCTTTGCTCCAGGATTCCACACCCGTCGTCGCTCGTCTGGAAGACGCCATATCCCACGGTACCGTTCCCAAGGCCGTCGTCGAGCTTGAGGCCGCCAGGCGTCAGAATGTTGGCCGCGTAATCCTGGCGGCCCGGCGTCGCCCAATCGCCATTGGCGTTCGTCGGGTTCCAGTCGGGGGTGCCCGCGGGCGCGTCGTACTTCACCCCGTCGGGCGTCCTCGAGGCCACCAGCGTTCGCTCGTTCACACCCTCGCGCACCACGCTCACCGCGTAGGATGGACGCCACCCCATCACCGACCACTCCGCCCGGGTGAACCGCTTCCTCCCCTTCACGCTGCCCGCATACCCGCGGGTTCGGAGTTCCGTCCGAATCTCGCGGTACGTCAGGTTGCCCAGCGTGTCGCCGGTGTGGTCATACGCGCCGTCGTCGAGCAGGCAGACGTAGCCGTTTTGACTCAGGAACCCGAGCCGGGTCGCCCCTCCATAGGGGAAGACCACGAAGTCGCGAACAAGCGTGGCGTCACTCTGGTCGTATCCGGCCCATTCGCCGTTCAACAGCGAGTAGACAAGGATCGCGTTGTTATCGCGCGCGCCGTCGATGGGCACCGCGAAGTAAACCCGGTTGTTCGAGTTTGCTGCCACCACCCTGTCGGCCGCCTCCCAGTTGATGCGGTTGATGATTCTCTGGATCCGGCGACTCACCGGCACGTCGACGCCCTGCAGCGCGTTCTGCTCGGTCTGACGAATCGAGGCCACCCCACGCTCGTGGGCAAGGAACCAGGCGTCGGCACCCACGGTCACCCACGACCTCGGGGACCTGCACCCATACTCGGTGGTGACGTTGTCGAGTTCGGCGTTGAGCGCCAACTGCTCGTTCGTTCCAGCCACGCCACTGACCGCCCAAATCGACGAGGACTTCCCGCACAGGATTGTGCTCTTGCCCAAAGGGTGCAGGCTGTTGAGCCGGTCGGCCGTGCCCTGGTTGATCTTGAAACTCTGGTAAGCACTCGACCCTTGAAGCACCGAGGTGACACCACCGAAATCCGACACCCACACCGAGTCCACGTACCGCGGGCCGGTGCGCGCGTCCACCAGGAGAAGCCGGTTCCCGTGGTACAACCCGAACGTCGCCGGCGGCATCGCCTCCCTGCCGGCGTCCGGCGACGGCAACGCCTTCCACCCCTCGCCCACGTCCTGCATCCAGGCGCCCACCTTGCGCCCGCGCAAAGCCACCATCCCGTTGTAGGTTTGCACCAGGTCAACCGTGCCCTCGAGCGAAACACCGGAGGCCACTGGAACGGTCGACGCCGTCGACCCAGCCCGCGCTTTGTAGCTGCTGGACGCGGTGACCGAGATGATCCACTCCCGGCCCCCGATCGGGTCCTGGAATCGCTCGCCCACCAGGACGTTGCCGTAAGGTGTCAAACCGCCCACGCACCCCCACGGCATGATGCGGATACCGCCACGGGTCGAAGCCATCCCGTCCTCGAACCGCATGTTGAGCGCGTGCTCGACGAGGCCTGGCTCCAAGGTGGCCGGGTTTCCCAGGGCGTTGACGCCGCGGAACAACCCGTCGCCGTCCGGAGCCGGAGCCTCATCCAGCGGGAAGTAAGCGCGGTGGCGGTTCACGTTCTACCTCTCTCCGACTGTACCCTGGCCACGCTCGCCACCTGGCTTCGCACCTCCTCGAGGTTTCCCTCGACCGTGCCAAGTCGATCATCGACCCCCCGCATCCACACCGTGTTCTCCTTGATGACCCCGGAGAGGAGTTCGATCGTCCGATCACTATTCTTGCGCGCCTCGACGTTGGATTCCCGCAACGCCACCGAAAGGTCGCGCAACTGTTGGGCGTTGGTCCGGAGATACCAGACCACCGCCACGAGTCCCAATCCAAAGAGGAGCGCCGCCCACCACATCGGTCCCTGGTGGGCTGCTCGGGTGACCATGCCTTCGATCGAGGCCATTTGCTCGGGCGTCATGGACGAGTTCATGCGCTAGTCGACAGGGGAGAAACTTTGTGCAGCCGCCTTGACCCCCTTCTCGAACATGCGTTCTCCGAACTCGTATCCGGCCCTGGCCGTCTCCTTCTGAGCCTCGGCTTGCGCGCGCACCGCGGCGATGGCGGCGGCGTTGGCCGTGGACTTGTAGCCCGACAATCGGAGCGTGGAACCGTCCGGAGACTTCGCCTCGAGGATGTCGAACTCGACGTCCTTCGGCTGACGCAGCACCAGCCGGTTGGTCCCAATCGAGTACTCGAACGCGGACTCGGTTACCTCGCTGGGCTTGGTCATCTTTCCAGCGCACCCGGTGGGTGCGAGGCCCGCCAACACCAACGCCGCCAACACCCCTGCCATCCTCATGTCAGACTCCTTTCCCTTTCGGTTCAACCACCACCCGCGGCTTTTTGTAGTGCGTTCCATCCCAGTTCCCGCGGAAACCGGATGCGACAAGAGCAATCAGGATAACGACTAGCGTCCTCACTTTGTCCCGAGTATGTGGTCCGCTTGATCCTGGGTTAGAACACCCACCGCGACCGCCATAGCCATGAACCTCACCGTGTCTTGATTTGTCGAGACCACCTCGACCGCTTTACTCGATAACCGTATTGCAGCACGAATGATCTTCCTCGTCTCCGGAGGAGTCTCGGGGTCGACCGCCAAATCCTCGAGCCTGTCCCAGGCCCCGGGCGCCATGGCTTCCACCCGCTCGTCGAACTCTTTGGCACTCCATACCAGCGCCGGGCGCTCTTTGGCCTCCTGCGCCTTGTTCCAGGCGTCCTTGGCTTCCTTGAGCGCGAGAACGTGGGCGTTGTACTGTTCGCGCGTCATCACCACTTCCCCATCACTGGCTGCTCCGTTCGTTCCACCCACGACGCGCGGAGCCGTTGCCGGCCATCCGTTCGGGATTCCGGATGCGTCGTTGGTGTAGACCTGGAACGCGACGTCATCGGCAAAAGCCGGCGACGCCACAACCGCCATCAATATGATCAGCAAAGTCCTCATCGCGCGCTTGAGTAGGTTGGTGTCACTTTCACATACCCGATCTGCATCGTGTCCGCTCCGATGCCAGTCGATCCACCGCTAGCTTCGATGATGATAGCGAACCGCGTCTCTCTCCCGGAACCCGTAGGCAGCCCTCCGCTGACCGTCGTAGCCAGCGTGCCGTCGACGTAATAGCTGCACGCGGAAGCACCCGCATCGATCACTCCTTTCAGCGTCGTCCATGTGTTTGCAACAGGACCAACGGAGCAGTTCGCGGTCGTCGCCGTGGAATTGGAGTAGTTCTTGGCCACCCAGTTTCCGGAGTTCGCATCATGGACATACTCCAAGTAGGCACCGTCCACGGCGTTCGTCGAAGTTGCATCGTAGAACCCAACCCGAACAAAGTACCTCTCGGTGGCGCTCGACAAGGTTGGCATCTTTACCCTTGCCTCCCACTCCCACGCTGCGCCACCCAGCAATATCGCGGTAGCCGAGAGACCTACCTGATACCTGTTGTTTCCAGTTGGCGATGTTCCGGTAGACAGCTGCAAAATGCCGTGCTCTCCCGATTCGGACGCAATCACCGACGCACCAGCACCAGTTCCATTTGCTGTCGTACCGGCAGGCCCACCGCCAGAAAGAGTAGGTGCTGAGACGTAAATCATGTCGTCGAAGAAAACCGGCTGTCTCTCCGGAAAGTTATAATCGGTCAACGACGGATAAGCCACTGCGTTGGTGATGTACCACGCAATGTACTGGGTTCCTGCAATGTTGGTAACCGCCTGGCTATTGACGTAACCGCCCCCACTGCCACCAACGGTTGCCTGGTCGTACACGGTCACCCTGTAAGTGTAGCCTGATCCGGCAAAAGTGATTGATCCCGCCGCCGACCCGATTTCAAGTTTGAATCCAGTTGTTAGCCGCGTACCCGCGTCGACCCAATAGACGTGTCCATAAGCTCCGTCCGTCGAGTCCGCGTCAACGGTCACGATGTAGTTGGTCGTCGTCACACCCGACATGTCGTAGGTAATGGACAGCGGAAACGCCGATCCAGGAGTGGATGCCACCGCGTTGGTGATAACGCCCGTGTTGGTGATCATCGCGAATTGCCCGCTCGGCCAATTCGTGTAAACGAACGTCGACGTTCCGATGATCCTATGCACCGTCGTCGAGCCTCCCGCGCTTGAGGGGAAATTCGTGGCGTAGCCCTCGATGTCACCGTTTCCGTTGACCAAGAAGCGCAGGCCGCCCGTGGTCGCCGCCGGCGCGTTCGTCAGCCGGGCCGGCTGTTGCAGCGTTCCGTTCACGAACAGGTTCGTCCCGAGTCCGCCACCTCCCCCAGCCGGCAGGTTCGTAGCGATGCCCTCGATATCCCCATTCGCGTTGACCACGAATAGGACCCGACCCGTCGTCGCCGACGGCGCGTTCGTAAGTCGGGCTGGTTGCTGCAACGCCCCGTTGACCACCAGGTTCGTACCAAGGCCTCGGGCGTTGAGCGCCGTGATGACCGCGGAGTCGAGCTTGTTGCTCGAGACCGCGTTCGCTTTGAGCGCGAAAGAAAGATTGGTGCCCGTGAGCGTGCCGTCGAACTCAGCCGAATCCGCGACGTTGACCGTTCCGCTGTATGTGCCGTCGACCGAGACTACGCTGCCAGAGTTGGTGCTCGCCGGCGGCCCCGAAATCGTGACCTGACCAGTGGACGAGTTGGTGGTGATCGTCACCCCACCCGAACCCGTGATGTTCAACTGGATGACGCTGCCCACGTTGGTGACGCCATTCCACGCCGCGCTGACTCCTGCCGGCGGCGTCGAGAACGCCCCGGTTCCGTCGAGGAACTTGGCCGAGCTTCCCGATCCCGTACCGACACGGGCGACGTTGAGCGTTCCACTGACGATCGCCGAGGCATCGTGCGTGTGCGAAGAGGCAGCCCCCGAAAAGCTTCCCGTGTACAACGCGCCGGTGGTAGCGTCGCGCCACACACGTTCCTTGACGCCGTTCACCTCGACGCTCATCGCGGTGGCGTTCGCCGACGGCGGAGCGTCGATCGTGAATCGGTTCGTGCCCACCTGCATCTCGTTCCTACCGATCCACCACTCGCCATTCGCCCCGAGGTAGCCCATCACCTTCGAGTCGAGGTTGGTCATGGTCAGAACAACAGCCTCGTTCGTCGTGAGCAGAATCGTGGTGTTCGTGATGCTGATGGCGCGCCACCCGTTCGTGGGCTCCAACCCCGCCAACGCCTGCCACTCCGGCTGCACAGTGACACCCACCAAGGTCAGGTTGGTGGCCGGGCACACTTCGACGTAGGACCTCGAGGTGGGAATGTCTCGAACATAGCGCACGCCGTAGAGCGGCGCTCCCGACGTATTCGTGCTCGGCGAGTTGGCGATCAGCAGGAACGACGGGTCGAAGAAATTGACGCTCACCCGCAGGACCGAGCTGTCCGCCGTGAGGCCGCCCCCGGAACCCAACTTGATCACCGCCGACCCGCGACCACCGTACCCCGGAGGCTGGAGCTCGGCCACGCGCCACCAGGATCGGAGCACGTTTGTTGCACCACCGAACACGTTCGTCGTCAACGTCGTCATGGTCGGGAACGTGTTGGTCACCGTCTGCTGCACGTTGGTCCACACCATGGTCACCGGCGGAATGAACATCCTCCGCGTCTCGGTGACGACGTCGTCCCAGTCCCTACCGTTGTAGAGCACGGCCGCCTTGTCGACGGTGTCCCAGGCAAGCTGGCCACGATCGGAGGTGGACGCATAGGTGTCCGCATTGATGGGCGCCAGGAAGGCGGGGTCGATGAGGCGAAACGACGCCGTCGAACCTCCAGTAAACTGCACAGGATGAGTCACGTTGGTGGTCCCGCTCTCGTAGGGAATCAGCGATCTCTCGACCGTGGAACCAACCACGTTGTTGGCGATCCAAACCGTGTTGCTCGCCTCCTGCGTTTCGATCCCGATCTTGAAGCCCTTGAACGTGTTTGCAGTGAACTCGTTGTCCATCAGCGAACCACCCTGGTACGCCGGCCCGGTCCTGCCCATTCGCACGCCGCGAGACACGTTGTCGTCCTGGCTCGCGAACAGCCAAGGGTTGGAGATGCGGTTGCCGAGGAACTTGTTGTCGCTCGCCGGATTCCATAGGTGGAACCCGTACTGAGTAACCTGCCAGGTGTTTCCGATGAACTGATTTCGACGCCCTCCGAACAGACTGAATCCGATGGTTCCAAGGTTGAAGTCGTTCGTGGTCACACCAGGCAAGCCCCAGTTGGTGCTGAGCGTCAGGGTGTTTCCCATGATCACGCAGTCCTCCATGATATCGACACCGTCACCAAAAAGTCGAATGTGCCCACCGTTGTACCTATTCCCAGTCACGTTGTGGCGCTTCCCGTACAGACTCACAACAGTGTACTGAGCCATTCGGTTTCCGGTTGGAACCCATCCCGTCGCTTGCACCGAACCGTCGAAGGTGTTTGTGACGAAATTATTGAAGATGGACGCGCCGCTTCCGCTGGGTTTTGCGAACCGCTTGCCCACGTTCTTGGCGTAGCAGTTTCCGATCAGGAACGTCGAATCCCAGTCCGTCCACGTCGAGTCGACATAGTGAACAAAATCCGAGTCTTCGCCAGGAAGTATGTCGATCGCGACGCACCCATCGACAATCACGCGCTTGGGCTGTCCGGTCGTGGTCCCGAATTGCCGCCGGAAGTAAATGCCTTTGACGTCGCCCAGGTCGTCTCCAATGACCCCGTTCGGATATCCATAAAAGTCCTGGAACCAGCAGTTGCGGATGGTGACCTCGTTGTTGCCCCACCCGTAGATGCCGGCGATGCGCGCGCGGCTCGGGTTCTCCCGGAAACCATTGAAGTAACATTTCTCGACCAGGACCCGGTCCACGTCGTCGGTGATCAGAATCCCGCGGTTGCTGTTGGTTCTACCGTTGAACCGCAACTCGGAAACCGTCACGTCGCTCGACGAAATCGAGAGCATGTTCGTGAGCGCCGAGTAGACCTGGACCACGGTGGCACCGTTGCCGATGATCCGTTTTGGCCGGGTGATCTTGACGTTGGTCACCACCGACGTGCTACCGCTGCGCAACTCGAGCGCCGCCGCCGGGTAGTCGAGGGCCGCCTGCCAGGCCGCCGTGTCGTCGGTAACGCCGTCGGCCTTGATGCCCCACAGGCGGGCGTCCTGAACGTCCCAGGTGGCGCGCTCGTGCTTCCAGCGTCCGCCACCCTTGGCCGCCACCACCGGGCCCGCCATCGACGCATTCGTTGGATCGGTGGCGTTGGGGTAGAAGGTCCACCGTTGCTCGCCACCCCAGTCGTTCGTGTTCCAGCCAAACAGCACCGAACAGGTCTCGCCACGGCCGCTCGCGTCCACCGCCGGCGGGCGGTTCACCAACTGGTTCAGCGTGCGCAGCTGCGCCACCTGCGCCTGCGCCGCGAATGCCACCGACAGGAGGAGGCCGAGGATGAGTCTCATCAGAATTGCACGAAGGGCGTCCCCACCGAATCCAGGAACGCCGCGTTGCCGTTGGTCACCCCCGTCCACGAAATATCCCGCACGTAGCGCCGGCTCTCGCCCGCGGAGTTCAAGCGAACATCCACTCGACGGGCCGTGATGGTCGCCGCCTGGGCCTGCTCGATCGTCTCGAAGAACACGTAATCCGCCGCCGCGGTCGGGCTCGTGACGGGCGACCGGTAGTCCTCGTCACCCACCGGATCGTAGCTGTTGGCGGCATTGTAATCCGTCCCGGTCAGGATCGGAGGCCGCCTCTGGAATACCACCCACGGGTAGTCGATCTCGGGGTCGCGAACCGAAATTCCGGATTCCGTCTCGAGGTAGGGCACCTCGGGATCGTCCCGGTGGATTCTCGGGTCGCGCGAGAACACGCCTTCGACGATCCCAATTGGGTCGAGCCCCGGTCCCGACAGCGCGATCGCCGGGTTGAGCGCTACCACTTGACCCCAATAGTTCGTGTCGGTGGGCGGAGTGCCAACGGGCGGAGCCGCAAACGCCTGGAAGTTGAGGTAGGTGACGGGATCGAAAACCCTGTCCCCCTGTGCGTAGGTAGCGGTGGACGACCAGTGGTCGAGCTCCAGGCCCCGAGTCGCTTCAGCCCAATAACTCAGGTTGGTCGCGTACTCGCCCGCAGACACCGCCGCCGGCTCGTTGCCCGTCGTGTTGCGGAGCGCGATGAAGTAGGCTCCCGCCGGTGGATAGAACCTCAACGACCCAGCCAAGACCGCCTCCGTGTCGTCGTAAATAGGGGCGTAGGCGCGTTGTTGCGTGAGCCGCAACTCGGGCCATTTCGCATATTCCCAAACCTGGCTTATGGCCCCGGACAGTGCCCGCTGACAGGCGGACCGCTCTTTGACCTGCAGGTTCGCCGGGTCCATCCGAGACATGTCAGCCACGCGCGCCAGCAATTCGCTGTAGGGTATTGCTTTCATCGCGCTCGATGGACGGGGAGCGTTCGGGGATCACCCTTGGGTCGGTGGCGGAGGAAGGTTCGGTACAAGGCCGAATCGACGAATTGCTTCTGCACGACCCGCTTGTCGGACTGACCTTCCCTGGGAAGCAACCGGCTCGCCGCCTCCTCGACGATCGCGTCCGCGAGGAACGCAGGGATCTCCAGCTTGACCCAATGCGATGGAGCTACCGACGGCGATTCACCGGCCGAGGTCGATTGAATGCACTCGTACCAGTCACCACCGAAATAGACCTGCGAGGCCATTTAATGCCACAGGATCACGACGCCATCCGCCGCCGTTACCACGTCGAGCCATAGGTCGCTCAAATCGAGCCGGCACCCAGGAGCAGCCTCCAGTACTTTGGTCGCTCCGGTGGTGATAGGGAGGCCCTGGGTGTCATTCGTGGATTCCGGACCCAGGTAAACCGTGCCGGTGTTGGCGGTGCGCGCCGCCTTGTTCCCGAGGATGTGGGCCACGCGGTACTGCAGGAGCGCCTTGCACACCACGGTTCCCGTCGCGGCGCCCGTCAGGGAGGCGTCGACCGCATAACGCACCGTGGTCGTCGTCGGTGCGGCGATCACATGGAAGATGCCGTTGAACCCCGCTGGCGTGGCGCCGCTGATTACGATGTGATCTCCGGCAATCAGACCATGGGCCGCCGCAAACGTGGCGGTGGCAATCCCCGCCGCCGCCGAGACCGACGACAACGTCACGGTGGTGAGATTCACCGGCGTGGTCGCCGCTGACGCCGTGACGATCCGCTGCCGCCACACGGCAGGGTCACACACATCCAGCATGTTCTTGATTCCAACAATCATACGAAAACGGCCGCGTCAGGGTTGTCCCTCCGCAAGGATTTGAGGTTTTTGTCGTCCTCCCAGAAGTGAGGGTCCTCACCTCGCCACCGATGGAAATCACGCGCCGGCACCGCTGCCAGGAGTCGCCAGTCGCTTTTGTTGTTCTGCTTGAACCCGTGCATTTGACGGGCCACGCGCCGATATCGTTTCTCGGTGGTCGCCCGCTCGCGGCGGATGTAATCGTGCAACAGACCGCCCTCGCGTAACTCCCGCCAGAACCACTCGCCCCAGGTCACCATGTCCTCGCGCTTCGGGAGGAGCAGAGACGGCGCCGACCGCCTGGGGGAGGCAGCCGGCGCCGGTGAAGTACGAACGTGCGGGCCACCGTTTGCGCGATCCAGTCGCGCCGTGTGGGAGGGGGCCACTTTGGTGGCGGCCCGCACGTCCGAGTATTTGCCCGCGGCTTGAAGCATCGCGGCGATCGTTAGGCCAGACCGAGCGGAGGGCGCTCGGACTCGCGCGAGATGGTGAGCCACACCCACACCTCGCCGGCCGAGTAATCCACCAGCGCGCCGTCCGTGTCGGTGATGTCCATGGTGGCCAGGAGGTCCTTGCCGCCGGTGGGCACCGGGTAGTATGTGCCTCCCGCGGCCGTGGTGTAGCAGGTCTTCGCCGCCGTACCGGCGCCGGAGGCCGCCAGCGCGCTTGCGCCGATGATCTGCGTGGTGGCGCCCGTGACGCCGACGGCGATCGTGAGGGCGTTGTCCGCGCTGACGTTGGCCGCGTCGAAGGCCTGCTTGATTTCGATCAGGGCGTTGAGCCCCACCACATCGCCGAACGCCAGGGCGTCGAGCGTGAGTGTCTGATCGGTGTTGTCCGCGGCGGTGGTGAGGTCCTCGTGAGTGATCACGAAAAGATCGGTCCATCCGCCGGCGTTTTTGAACTGGTCGAATTTGTAGTGCTTAGGCATGGCGTGGTCGGTCTTGGGTTTGGAGTGCCAATGGTTCGCCGACGACTAGCTGTTGATGATCGTCGCGTTGGCCTTGGGCATCCGGCAGAACAAGCCGCCGATCGCCTTGACCCACCCCGTCTGACCGCTGGCGTCCTCGGGGTCGTCCTCCGAGTGAAGGGTCTCGAGGAAGTTGAGCTCCCAGGTGTCCATCGAAGCCAGGAGACCGGAGGTCGCGCTCCCGACGCCGCTGGAGTCGATGCGGATGAACTGGTCGGGGTGAACCTCGACCCGGCCGAACGAGGTCTGAAACACCTTCACCATCATGGTGACGGCCTGTTCCTTGCCGTTCTCCTGAATCCGATAACGCGTGGACGTGGTGCCGGAGTCGCCCGTCCGCGTGAACAGGTCGATGTCCTCGACGTAATCGTTGCCGATGAAGAAGTGGTATGTGCCACCGCCACCCTTCGACTTCAGACTCTTCAACACGCTGTTGATCGAGTTCGACCCTGCCTCGTTGAGCCCCGTGACGCTGGTCAATCGCTGGGCCGCCGGAGTCCGGTAGGCTTCAGGAACCACCGGGGTCTGCGTGGACGCGCACCACTTGAAGGCGCCGCGCGTCTGCATTTCGTCGTCGCCACCCTGGGTTTCCAGGTCGGAGAGACACGTCGCCTCGAGGTCGCGCTTGACCTCGCGGATGCACTTGGCCTTGGCGTCGCCGTACTCGTCCGACGTGGTCGCGACACCACCCTTCGAGCTCACCGCCTGCTGGACGTCGGTGACGCCGAAGCTGTCGAACCAGCGGTGAAGGTAGGCACCGAACCGCGCGCGCTTGCCCGCACGGTTTCCGCCCTTCGTACCGCTGGAACCCTCGCGGGTGCCCGTGGTTCGAGGAGCACGAAGCGTGTCGGCGACGCACTCGTGGAGCGTGCCCTTCGCGTTGTTGAGTTTCGTCACCATCGACGTGAACGGAGTTTCCTCCGGCTCGAGAATGGTGAGTTTGCCGTCGAGCCACTCCCGGTTTCCACCGGTCGTGCCAGGGCTGGCGTAAGTGTTGGCGTTCATCTGCGGACTAACGCGCCAGGCGAAGCTGGCGCTTGAGTGATTCCACCCGCTTGAGGTCGTTCGTCGAACCGGACTTCTCGAGCGCGGCCTCGGCGTCGGCCAACTGCCGGCGCAGGCCACCCGACTGGGGATCGCCCGACGGGGCCGCCGAAGCGGCGGCGCCGAGTGTGCGAGGCGGATTCGGTCGGGGAGCGGGCTTTCCTCCGGCGGGCTTGGCGTTGCGCTCCATGCGAGCGGCCACCACGTCTCCGAGGAACATGCGCCCCTCGGGGAACGAGCCGAGTACTTCGGCCACCGTCGGCGGAAGCGATCGGACAATCTTCAACGCCTCGGCGTGCTGCGGACTCTTCGGATCGTTCAACCAGGGGTAGGTATGGATCGCGGATTTCCACCCGTCCTCCATGGCCTTGGCGTGCTGTGCTCGAAGCCCGTCCACTTTCGTGGCGCGCAGCGCACCGAGTTCCGCCAGCCGCCGCTCGATCTGACGTTGCAGCTTGGGAACCTTCTCGGCCGGCACATCGTCGGCGATGACCTTGCCGTCGAGTTCGTACTTCCCGCCGTCAGGGTTGGCGTCCAGCCAATCGAGGTGCTGCTGCAGTTGCTCGACTTCGGTGTCGATTTCGGCCATATCGGCGTGCCCCGCGAAGGGCTTGTCCGAAACGGGCGCCGGCTTGGGCGGCGCCTGCTTGAGTTGGTCGACCTCGGCTCGAAGCCGGGTGATTTCCTCGTCCTTGGCCTTGATCGCCGCCGTCTTCTTGTCGATCCGCCGCTGCAGGTCCCGAATCGCCTTTGGCTTGTCCTGCTCGTCCTCGCTACCGTCTTCCTTGTCGTCCTCGGCGTCGTCTTCCGGCTCCGAGGTCGCGCTCGTTTTGTCCTCGGCGGATTCCGTGTCGGGCTCGGGTGTCTTGCCCGAATCGTCGTCCGCCTTCTGTTCCGGCTTGGGTTCGCCCGTGGGCTTGGCGGAGGCGGGCGCGCGGCGGGCTCGGCGCGACCGTGAGAGTTCAGCCGCCAGGCTGTTGACCGATTGATTGCCGAGCTCCTCCGCGGCCGCCGGCGCCGCGGATTGCTTCGACTCCGGAATCGAGGCTTGCGCTTCGGTTTCCGGTGCGTCGGTCGTGAGTGTGTTCGTTTCGATTTCCATGTTTTTGGGTGGAGTCATGACTCCCTTCAGGCCGGTGTTGATAGGCGCCGGCACAGACCGCCTAGACACCGCCCAATCACACCAGCACCCCCCAAAAAAAAAGCGCCGGCGTAAGCTGCCGGCGCTACTTCGGCCATTAGAGGCCGTCTTAGGCTGTTGCCGTGTTCAGTCTTCGGGTGGGCCCTCCTGCTTCCGGCTCCTCAACGGAACAGCAATGCACGCCGCCAGTTGTCCGCGGAACACGCGCATGGCGTGGGCCGACCCCGCGGCGTGCGCCAATTTCCCGTGCGTGGGCGCCAGTACCTGCGAGCACGCGGCGGCGCCGAACTGGTCGACGTCGCGCTCGATGAGCGCCACGAGCGCCACAAACCTCTCGTCCGTCGCCAGGCTGCGCACACGCGCCTGGATGTCCCGGTCGGAGAGTTCCTTCGCTTTGATGGCCAATTCGTCCCAGCGTGTCACATTTCACCTCCCGGTCGCGGGGCGCCGGAATCCGCCGCCATGGCTTTCTCCATCGGTTTGGTCCCGAGCCTCCGGCCAATCTCGGGATTCTCCTCGCGCTGGACGCGGTTAAAGTCCAGCTGCTTCGCCCGCAGGCTCACCATCTCCGAAACCTGCGGGTTCGACTGCATCAGTTGTTGGACCGTCGGCGACGACTGGATAGTCTTCATCAGCGTCTGCAGTCGAAGCCCGAATGCTTCGTCACCACGGACGTCCACCGGAATGCCGAGGAGCAGCTGAGCCAAAGTCTTCTTCTCGTCGTCGATCTGATCCAACGACGCTGACTCTGCCGGCTTGAGCAGGCGCTCGGCATACGCGGGGTCGATGAGTTCCATGGCCGCCTGCACCGCCTCGGAACGGTCGACTCTGCCCGATGTATCCATGGCCAGGACTTGGGTCATGAGCGCGATCAGTTCGGTGGTGTACTCCGGGTCGAGGTGCTTGACCTGGAAATCCAGCATCAGACTGAACGGCCCCTGAATCTCCTCGCGCGACACGCGCACGCTCTTGCCCTGGTAGGTTCCCACCACGTTCACCCACACCTCGTCGGGCAGGTACTGCTGGTCGAGTTTCACGACCAAAGTGCCGACGTGCATCCACCCCCGAAGCCACCGGCGGACGAGGCCCTGACGAATGTTCATCGCGTCGACCGGGTCGCCGCTCTCGGTCTTGGCCCCGAACATTTCCGAGGTGAACCGGGCGATGGACTCCTCGATTTCCTTCGAGCCCACGTCGTATTTCGGGATGTCGAAATAACCAAACCTTTCCGGCTGCATCGTCTCGATGTTGACGCCGGGGCCCCAGGCGTCCGGTTCTTCGCCGGGCGGGCAATGCGACGGCGGCAGCGTGGAGACATGCGCCCTGTTCAACCGGCCGTCCCACTGTTCCTTGATCTGCGCCTGCATGGTGTGCGCGCGCTCACCGTAGCCCCGGGCGTCGTCGATCAGTCGCGTCCGGCGCTCCGTCGAGAACAGCACGAACGGATAATTCCCATGCGCCTCGTCGATGAGTTCCTCCTTGCCCGCCACAAGTTCGTCGCTCGAGGAAGCCTTCGCCGCGACCCCGGGGTTGAACACGGTCGACTTGAGCATCTGCACTCCATCCTCGTCGTACAATCGCTCGAAGGCGGTCACCACCTCGAACAACTGCGACTCGTCGGCCAGGCCCCTGGTCTGGTTGGACCTCGTCCCGACGCGATCGTTCTGGCTGATGCTCATCGAGCCACGCTGCCCTTCGATCACTTGGTCGACCCAGTTGGCGTCGTAATCCATCGAGCGGACGCGCTCCTGGATTTCCGTTTCGGAGAGCACTTCGCGCAGGAACACCATTCGCGACTTCTCGATGCTGATGTTCTCCGGGGGCAGGAAAATGTCCTCGTTCAATGCCAGCGTCCGAAGCGCCGGACGGTCGACGGCGACCACGCGCTTGGGGAAGTGCGCCTCGCCGGTCTCCCGCAAATCCTTCAACAACTTCCGGAACCTTTGGTCCTTGAGTTCGTCACCCTCGATCAACTGACGCAGCATCGTGACGGCATCGGCCTCGCGACTTGGGTCGAGGATCAATTCCGGAATCGAAGCCTGGACCGGCAGGATCGGGTTCGTGTCTCCGGCGCCCATTCTCTGCAAGGCCTCGCGCGCCGCCGCCTTTAAGTCCTCCAACCGGATGCCCTCGCGCACCATCTGCTCCCGGCGATCCCAGTACACGCCCACCACCGCGGCGCCACGCTCGAGCAGGAGGTTGGCCAGGTACTCGGCCTCTTCCTCGGCGTCGGGAATGTCGGTGTAAATTTGCCACCGCAAAAGCGTGCTGATGGCAAAGGCGCGCTGGGCAGCGTTCGCTTGGTTGGTGGCGCGCGCGACAATCTTCTGCGTCTTCCACGCGAGCATCAGGAGCTCGGCGTCGGCACGAATGCGGTGATCCACGAGCGGCACGCGCGCGTCGGAACTCCCTTCCCACGGGAACACTTTCTTGCGCGTCTTCGCCGACCACTTGCGCCCGTCCCACGACTGGCCCTCCCAAATGCACATCCGCGTCTCGATATTGACCTGAAGACGCTTCCAGTAATTCGAGTCCCTGCGCAGCACGCACCGTTGGAAGTCAGCCACCAAACCGGTAGGCTTCCGTTCACGCTGCGACTCCTGTCGCTTGTCGCGTTTCATCGCTCCACCCCGTGTCGACGGTTGGCAAATGTCGACTTCAGGTCGCCGGTCTCAGCCCGACACCGGTCGTCCCGGGCGGTGTGCGCCCATCGAAACCAAGGATGGCCTCGACCTCGGAGCGGTAGAATTTCGCCTTGGCCTTCCCGTGCGTGCGCCACACCCGAAGCCGTCCCGATTTCACGAGCAAGGAAATATCCTCGCTTGTCAACCCGGTCCACTCCTCGACCACGCCGCGAGGGATGAGGAACGGAAGCCGGTTGAACCGGGCCACCGTGATTTCGAGGTTGCGCTGCAATTCGCGCGCGCGCTGCCGTTGTCGTGTGCGTTTCCTCATGGTCACCATCCTTCCTTGAACCCGCCGGTTTTGAGTTTCCCACCCTGCTCGAGAAATCGGACGTCATCGTCCTGAGCCAGGTAGCGCACGAGGTCGGCCGGGTCTTTGCAGGCCCCGTCCTCGCCACCCTCGCCCGTGTAGTTCGTGAACATCCAATCCACCTGCTCGCACACGTCGGCGACGTAGAGACGCGGCTCGTTAATCACCGGGCACAAGGGTTGGCGCTCGTCGTAGTCGAGCAACTCGTTGACGTGGGCGATCCCGTCGTCGATGCCGCGACCGGAGTAGGCCGGCAGGATCGTCATGCGTGGCGCCTCGATGGTCCCCTGGGCGTTCTTGTCTTCCTGGTGGAACAGGTCGAGCAACGTGATGCGTCCCATCTGCCCCTGCTGCGGGTTCGCCGCCGCACGCGGGTCGATCTTCCGCACCCGGACGTGTTCGCGGATGGGCTCGGGGTACTCGGCTTGATACGCCTCGATGACGGGCACGGTCCACGCGCACTCGGGCATCGAAGCGAAACCCATCCATGTCCTGGACGGCTCGAACCCCGCCGCGATCAGCGCGCGGTTGGCGGTGTGCCGGCGGTGGGGATCGCGCTCCGCAATACGCCCGTCGGCATCCAGGCGCAGAAGGATGGTTTCCTCGGCGAGCATCATCCGCTTGTACCGCGGGACGCCCCAGCCCTGGCTGCGCTGCGCTGGGCCGGCGTCGCCGTCGAGGCCACGCCGCGAGTCCGCGGTGATCTTGCGCGCGCTCGGCACGGCCCATGCGTCGTACCTCCGTTTGTCGGGCCAGTCGCGGTAGATGAACAACCGACGGGGAGTGCCCCGGGCCGCGCGGACCCACACGACAAACCAGTTCCGGTCGGCCGGGTCGATGAAGCAATAGTTGCAGCCCTCCCACGGGAGGTGCTCGACACTGATCCAGTGGACGTCCCTCGAATACTTCGGGTAGGCGCGACCCGTGATGTCCTGGGTGACGCCGTAGTAAATCCGTAGCGTGTAATCGGTCGGACGCCCGGCGCAGTCCGCCGCAACCGTGTCGGCGTACCGCTGACCACCGCTGCCGAAGGGCGTCAAGTCCGAGTGGAAATACACGACCTTGATGCCCGAGTCGGCGCCCTCGGTGACGAATGGAACACGCCCCTTGGGCAGCCCCGGCACGAGGACAATGTCCTGGGGAAGAAGTTTCGCCACGCGGGTCCTACGGACCCGGCCGCGCGTCGCTTCTTTGATCGTGGGCGTCATGCCGAGGATCGGTGTGAACGACCACAGGCCGATGCCAGGACGGTAGCGGCCACGTCGGCGGAGCATCGTGAACCAAGTCAACGGCAGGTCCTCGTCCATCCACCACGCCACGTCCTTGTAATCCTTCGCCCCGAACTCCGCCCCCTCGTAGTTGGCCGGATCGTTTGAATACAAGATGAATGAGATTACCACACCCCACCCCAGGGACAGCGTGCGGTCAGCGAACCCGTCGGCGGCGGAGTAGTTGATGTCGATGTCGACGCCCCGCTGCGCCTTCCCTCGCTTGTGGTTCTCGTTCTTGTACGCCGCCGGAAGGAAGTGCCAGACCAACGCCTGGGTGATCAACTTCGAGTTCGCCTCGGAATCGCTGCCCACCAGGAACAGGGTCACTCCGGTATGCCCGTGGGCCTTGTTGTGCGCCACCGCCCGCAACGCCGATCGCATCAGGGCGTCGACGCAGTACCACGATTTGCCGGACCGGTTGCCACCCAGGAGCACCATGAGCCTCGTGTCCCCGAGGGCGCGCAACCGGTCGGCAACGCGCCACGCCTTCGGGCGGGCCGCCTCGAGCGGGTTCTCTATGCCCCGACGGATGGCGTCCCTCCGGAAGTTCAGAATCTCCCGGATGCCGGCGGCGCCCTTGGCGCTCACCACCGCCTCCATCTGCGCCATGGTGGGCAGCGGGTAAAGAGGATGCTCGGGCTCGCCCTTAAAAAACTCCTGGGGACTCGGGATGCTCATTGCTTGCGGAGGTCGCGGTAAGCTTCGTCGAGGAGTGCCAGCAGGGATTCGGGGTGATCGTACCGCTCGAGTTGCCAGTGAACCACGTCCTTCACCGCGGCATTCATGCGGTGCCGGTCGGCCCATTCGGGATTGGCCTTGCCGTAGGCCTCCGCGCGCAACAACAGCCACCGCATGACCTCGGGGCCCTGTCGGGTCACGTAGTTGTGGCAGAGCTTGCGCACGTCGTTCGACCACACCGGATGCCGTGGGGCGAGGAGCAGCACCTCGGGTGGTGGCTCTCCGTAGCGGTTGAGGCGGTACTCGTCCCAGGCCGCGAGGAACGCCTCGCGGTCGGCCCGTATCCCGTCCATCACCTCCGCAGGAACCTCGCCGAAGATGGTGGCTTTGCCGTCGGGAAGCCTCCGGACGGAAGCGCCGGCGGCCACCACACCCAGGACGAGCTCCTTCGGAGTCATGGCTTCCTTAGTGGACGGTGGAGACGAGTCGGTCGTATCCGTAGCAGCCGGTGACCCGGGGAGGTTGTCCGCCGTGGCGGATGGCGTTCACCTGCTCGCGTCGAATCGCGCAGAGCTCGAAGCGAACCTCCGCGGCGGTGTTGCGGATCACGTACAGGTTGTTGGCGTCGATGACCGAGGCGTTCACCACAATCGAGCCAGGCACCGGATCTCCACCCTCACCCACGTCCACACCCACCGCCGTCTCTCCGGTCAGAAATCCACCCTGGATGCGAACCGAGAACTTTTGATCCTTGGCACGCGGACGAACCAGCACCGCGGCCAGCGAACCATTCAGCATGGAGTCACCAACCCAAATGTCCTCGGTTCGCAGCCAGTCGTTGTAGAACCCCACCCTCCCACCGGTGTTTTGGCAGTTCTGAAAGAGCACCTTTTGGTTTCCGCTGAAAGCGAACCAGCCCTCGGGCGGTAACTCGCAACAACATGCCGCCACACTGCTCAACAACTCTTCGCCCTCATCCGTCGAACCCATGAAGAACCCGCTGGCGTAGCCCTCGGCCCTGTCGGACTCCAGCCCGAACCAAGCCGAACCTCCGGTGTTCCCCGTCGAACTCACGGCAAACGACTCGACGTCCTTGGACAACGTGGTCTCGTCGCCTTGGGCACCGCGCACCCCGAGAATGCGAATGTTCCGAAGCACGCTCCGGTTGTACATTCGCAACCCGCTTGTGTACCACCCTTCCGGGGCGTGCCTCAAATCAATGACCAGGTTCTCGAGCGTCGTGTCGAACGGCCCCCGGTACTTTGCCGGATACCCGTTGCACCACAGCATCGTCAGGTCGCGGTCGGGGCGATCTTTGCCGCCCGTTTTCAAGACTGGCGCCTCGCTGAACCGCAGGACTGGCCGACGGAACGGGTCCTCGCCGCGCAGCATCACGCCAGCCTCGACGTGGCACCACTTGAACATTTCGCCCGCCCCCCAGTTCCCCGGCATTGGATAGGTTCCAGGAGCAAGGTTGATGACGGTGCCCGGCTCGCGGTTGTCCCGCAGCACGTCGTGGAGGTCGTCGCCTTCGGTGAGTCGTATCGTTTTCATCAGATGAGTTGCCCCATGGCGGCTTTCGTTCGTTCGGGTGAGTGCGCGTCGACGAAGCGGGCCGACGCTTTTTGGAACACCAGGTCGCAGTCGCCCGTGGGCCCGTTGCGTTGCTTCCCCACGGTGAGATTGATTCTCCGAAACTCGTCGCGCCACCCCTCCTCGGGTCCATAGGTAATCCACTTGGAGTCGTCCTTGGGATCGTCCGGCATGTGGTGCTTGAGCCACTTCATTTCGTTGGGATCGGACTCGTCGATCTTGGGCTCCCAGAGAAGCATCACGAGGTCCGCGTCCTGCTCGAAGCTGCCGCAGTCCTTGATGTCGCTGAGGTACGGCCGCCGGCCCGCGCGGTCCTGCTCGGCGCCGCGGTTCAACTGGGCGGCGATGCAAACGTGAATCCCGAGTTCCTTGCTCATGCGCGCGAGCAACCGGCTCGAGTCGGTCAACTCCTCGGTGCGCCCCATCCTCCGCGTGTGCGGCGCCAGAATTTGCGCGTAGTCCGCGAACACGATTTTCACTCCGTGCTCCCGCACCGCCCGGCGGGCGCCGAGCATGATATCCATGGCCGACACCGACTTCGCGAAGTCCAGGTACAAGGGCAGCCCGACGATTTCGGAGAAAGCCCGGCCGATGTCGTCCTCCTTCTCCTTTCGCCAGAATCCGTTCCGGAGCTTGAGCCCGTTGACGCGCGCCCGGTTCGCCAAGAACCGCATGTCGATGTCCATTTTTCCCATCTCGATCGAGAAGAAGAGGCTCGGGAAACCACTGGCGGCCGCGTGCAGCGCGAGCTCGCAGGCCAGCGCCGTTTTCCCGGTGGACGGTCGCGCGGCCACCAGGGAGTACTCTCCCAGCTGCAGGCCCGCGGTCATGTTGTTGAGATACCAGAACGGAGTGGGCACACCGCTGATCGCGTTCTTTGCCCGCTTGCGCTCCTCGAGCACCCCGATGAGTTCCGACATTGACTTAGCGCAATGCTCGTAACTCGACGCCGTGTGCTCCTGGGTTAGGTCGCTCACCCTGGTCTGAAAGTCCGCTATCATCGCGGTGGCGGCCCCTCCCTCGCAGTTGTGGGCCGCGCGCACCACCTGGGTGCATTCGCGGATGAGCACGCGCAGGCTCGCCTTGTCGCGCACGTCGTCGAGGTAGGTCTCGAGGTTGTGGGCGCTCGGAACCGAGTCGAGAATCTGGTTGAGGTAGAGGATTCCCCCACAGGCCTCGAACTCGCCCAGGTCCCGCAGGCGCTGCCGCAGGGTGATGAGGTCGATCGGGCGCTGCTCCTCGTCAAATCCGATCAGGGTGCGCCAAAGCGTCTGATGGCGGAGGTCGTAGAACGCCTCCGGCCCGGCCGCCAACTTCGACCGCGCCATGGTGATGGTCGACGGCTCAAGCAGGACGCACCCGATGACACCACGCTCCGACTCGATCGAGTGTGGCGGCTCTTTCCCTTCTCCCGATGTTTCCCCCGGGGTGGGCAGGTATTCGTTCACTGAGTTCCCCCTTTCGAGATTTCGAGTTTCAGGTCGCGGATTTGCTGTTGGAGTTCGCGGAACTGATCCCGGACCCCACGGTCGTCGCTGCGTTTTCCGGCGGACTCCGGATTGCCAGGATGCATCACCGCCTCCTCCTCGAGACGCTTGAGCAGGATGCCGGCCGGAATTTTCGTTTTTGCCGGGCTGCCGTTCGCCGGCGAGGTCTGACGCTGGCGCAACCGGTCGCGGTGGTAGGTCATCTCCCGGGGCCAGTTCTGGAAGAGTTCCCCCCTTCCGTTTCTCCACCCGCTGGCCTCGCAGTCTCGGAACCATCCCTCAACGTCCTCGCGTCCCAAACCGATGCCGGCCCCGACCGCCACGGCCTCCTCGAGGTTCCTTGGCTGAGACCGAATCTGAAGCCTCGAAACAGGGGGTGAGGGAGGTGCAGCTTCCCCTTCCTCTTCCCTTTCCTTTTCTATTCCCTTTCCCTTTACACCATTCGACGTGCCACTGGCATAGCCATCTGGCTCAGGTGTTGGAGTGCTGTTGGCATAGCCATCTGGCATAGCCATCTGAGAAGACTCTGGTTTGGAGTGTCTCCACCGAGACGCCCGGCCCTTTTCTCCGCCGGCCCTTTTCGCCTCAAGTGATTGCTGCTGACGGCCCGGGTAAAACTCGACGACCAGGTCGTCGCCCTCCCACCGCCACAGCGGTGAGTCGTTTTTGATGTGCCGGAAGCGCACTCCAACCGCCGTCGGCCAGATGGTTTCTGGCCAATTCCGGCAGTCGGCGATGCGTCCGCCGTTCTCCTGATCGGCGCACCAGCCCAACAAATTGATCCAGACGCCTTGCTGCTCGTGCGAACTGGCCACGAATTTTGCAGAACGGAGGTCACTTCGGTCCAAATTCAGGAACTTCATGGGTTTTTTCCGGGTCGTTTTCGGGTGGCGCGCTCGATTTGCGGAAGGCCGCGGCGCTTCCGGAAGAGGGCGCTTTTCAGTTGGGCGTCGCTCAGGATGCGCGGCGGACCGCAGAAGCGGGCAGCCAGGCGGCGAGCCTCCTCGGGGGTCAGCGGCGGCTTGGTCACGGCCACCTCCCTGGACGGCGGGGGAGCACGGGGCCGAGTTCGGGGCGGTCCGGGTCGCCGGCGAATAGAAAGACGCCCTCCCGGCCCGGGTACGGGCGCACCAGGATGCGCTGGCCGGCGCCGAAGCGGCGGGCGTCCGGCACCCAGCACACGACGCGCGGAGCGCCCTCGGCGGCGCCTTCGGTGTGACCCTCGACGACCTTGCGGTTGGCGAACCCGGCAAACGTGACGACGAGCACCAGCGCGTCGTCCTGGGGCGGCTTTTCCGAGGCGTCCGCGCCCATGTGCTGCAGAAGCGCGTCGACGGCCTCCTGGCGCCAGAGGACGCGCCGGGATTGTCCGTAGAACCAGCTTGCTCCCTCTGGCCCGCGGTGATCTCGAACCCAGTCGCGGCTGACGCCAAGGCGCAGCGCGACCTGTTCCTCGGTGAGTGGTGGGAGTTCAGTGTCCATATTCGAATCATGCGACCGATCTTCGCCCTTCTCGTTCGCGCTCAATGGTCCTCCTTGGTCGGATGACTGGTAGGCGCGCCTGGCCGGTGGTTCACTTCGCTGTT